TTAAAGATTTCTGGAAAACCAAGTTGTGCCCAATCTGCAACAAACTTCATATTTGCAATAGGTGCAGCAAGAGTCATTCTTGGACGAGTAGCGGTTACACCGAAACTACCAGCAGTACCTGTAGTGGCTGAAAGAGTAACAGTGTTGACTGCACGAATATACTTACCAGAACCAGCGGCAGGGATAAGAGCATTCAAGGATAGCATAAAACTAGCAGGACGGGTTGCAGCAAGAGAAGCACCTGTAAGTGCTCCAGTTGTACCGTCGTTATACGTGACGTTTACCGTTGCTGTAACTGCAGTTGTACCCGTAGCTGTGTACCATTCAAGCCACCATTGAACGTCAGAATAGTTCGTATCCCCGATTCGTTTAGAGATATTATTTGTTGCACCCAATGTTGACAGATCAAGACTTACAGTTTGTGCAGTAGTTAGCGTACCGTTCAACCCACCCATGTGAGCAAGTCGGTCATGGATTTCTACAGTCATTGCTGAGTTACTAGTAGCAACTTCCATGTATGAACCATAACTAGTAGCTGGAGAAGTTTGCTGACTAAAACCCATGCCTCCAAGTGTCGTATTGTTACAAACGGCGGTTGCAGCAGGGATCGCACCTTGCCCTGGTTGACCTGTGGCTCTCCATAGACTGACATATGTCCCGGCAGCTTGAGAGGCAATGTTAGCCTTGTCAAGAATAAAACGACTTGAGTTATTTCCAAGGGCTTGAATCAATCCATCTCTTGATGTAATCGTCATACAATCTCCAAATAAATTTCAGAAAATGCACCAAGCTCCCCAAGAATATAGACAGTTTGATTATCTTCAGTAATTACAATATCTGTAATGCTATAGGTATCCGAATAGGTTTCATTAAAAGGTGCAAGCACTTTTACAATATCTCCGATTTGCATATAAGCCTCCATTTATTAAATTTGAATCCACAGGTCGTTAACTTGTGGATTTTCTGGTGCTGTAGCTGATATTGTAATATAAGTACCTAATGTCACTACATTATTGTCATTGTGTTTTGTGTATAATTTCTTATCAGCAGTATTGACTGCCAATTCTCCAATATCCAAATCGCTAGAAAGTGGGACTTTACCAGCAACTGTAGATTTCTTTGTAATTACTTTTGGCATATAGATGCTTTATTTCTCGTAGATTAAAAAGTTCCGCCATCTACAGTTTCAACTGCAATGGTGACAAAAGCATTACCCGCATCTTTAGTCCAAGACAAGGAGTTATTCAAACGAATAATGCCATTAGTACCGTCTGTACCCCAGATATATCCTGCAGTACCACCAGCCACTACAGAAACCTTCTCGTCACTAGAACCTGCTGGAATATTAAGAGCAGTCTTGAAAGCATCGAAAGTGATCTTCTTTTCTTTTTGACCAGAGGCTTGTGAGGCATCATGAATAATCAGCAAGTCTGCCGCACCGTCTACTGATGCAAGAGTAGCCAGATCGTCAATGGCTGGTACTACAGGGAGTTTAGTTGTAGGGTCAGTAGCTACGTGCAAAGTGCCACGGTCAGTGGTAAAGTGCGCTTCACCAGCAAGCATACCGGTGGTAGGAAGGTTGGTCTTTAGACCTCTGCGAAGTTGTAAACGTGCCATATTATTCTCTTTTAATTAAATGTTCCGCCATCAAGGCTTTCTGCTTCCCACTTAGTGCCCTTAAACATTAAAACGTCCCCTACTTCTGCTTGAGAAATATCAACATCTTTGACTTGACCTAACGTGAGAGAATTTGCTGTAGCCGCTACAGCCAATGAAGTATTGGCTACTAGCAGTTTTACAGTCTTATCTTCTTTTACTGGAATAGTAACAATCATCATTATTCCAAGAAGAATGGGCCTCTTGCAATTTTCTTCTTTACGTCTCCTTGGAGCTGTAGGAAGAGGTCATAGTGCAAGGTATTATATTGAATTGCGTCCAACTCTGACTCAGTTAGACGAATCTCCATGTTTGACGTTCCGAAAGAAATACCATCGGAGTTTGTCTTTTGGACAACAACGGTACCTCTTTCATGCGTTCTGAGGATGAACAACCCTTGTGCGTTGTTAGTACTCACAGGGGCGTTCTGATTATCCGCTAGGGTTACAATCTGAGAAAAATCAGTCCCTCGGATTGCTTCTAGTTCTACGATTGGTGTTGGCATTATGCGGCATTCTCAGAGTTCATTGAAGAAGTGTCATTGGTTGCTCCTTTAGTTTGATTTACAAGGTAATAAATCTGAGAGTACATCTTGAACAACACCCAACCATAAAGATGGGCTGTATAGCATATAGACGATTAGAGGGTTCATGGTGTTCCTAAGTTATTCTGAGGGGTAAAGCCCCGACCGTTAGGAAGGGGCGTTGGGTGTTAAGAGTTCTCTAGGTTAGCTGAAGAATTATCTTGTTCTGATACGTCTTCTGCTGTACCATTTAAGCCACCTGATGAGGTATTGAGTGAATCGCCACTACGAGAAGTTGATTCACCTAGTAACTCTGTCAAGTTAGCAGTTTCATCGAGTGGGTCAAGACCAATAGTTCCAAGAACATAATTCACAACATCGTGTGTCATTGGTAAAGCACCTACAGCTTTTGTCCGTTGAATAAACCTTGATACCATATCTAGGTCAGGCGCATGAAGGTTCTCATAATCAAGAGTACACATACGGGTTGCATCCATACCGTTCAACTCATATAGGTGTTTAATCAAGTCTTGATTAAAGCACTCTACTAGACCGTCGAGCATGGCTTCTGCGCGAGTCCCAGTTAGTGTATTCTTTACAGTAGCAAGGGCATAAGAGCCACCAGAAGAACTTGAGCTACCCAGCAACAGCACATCAGCACCAAGACTTGTATAAATCTGGTTCTGGAAGTATTGTTTAATTTTATCAGTTGCAAAGTTTTTACCGTTGCCAGTTTGCTGCAACAAATTGAAGTCAAAAAGATAAGACTTTGTTTCCTGTGACTGGTCACTTGGTAGAATCAATCCACTCTGGTTATTAACCTGAATGTTTCTAATGATATTCTTGAAACCTTCGTACAACTGCTTCTGCTCAGGACTTGCATCAGCACTGAGGTACTGTGAAGGAATACGCAAAAGTGGTGTACCAGACAGGTCACGTTGCAAACCAGTAGCTTCAGCTTCTTCAGTAAGCACCAAGTAAGTATAAGACAACCAAGCATCTCGTAGTGGAGAAACACCATAAGGGTCTTCTCGATTACGTCCTGCTGTTACCAAGATAAACTTGTTACGAGGAATAACCACATCAGTCTTAGCTTGAGTATAACGATTACCGTTAGTACCAGCTAGACTTTGCTTTACACCAATGACTTCATTACCATCTGCACTGAATACGAAGTTACTGATTGATTCCTGATTACGGTGAGCAATCTTCTTGATGCCAACCTTACCGTCATCGTATAAGCTACCGTTGGACTTGGTACGCTTGTAGAATACTTTTTCAAGTACACTAAAGCCGTATATGTTGGAGCTTAGGGCATCGCGGATTACTCTTCGTAGAGGAGTCTGCATATCTTGTAAGCACTGATTGATAAACTCTGCTTCTTGCTTTTCTTTTTCAGTAGCATTAGGAGGTGGGACTACACGCCAAGTAACCTTGGAGATTAGGTTGTCGTATAGGTTTAAGCATGAGTTGATGCTTGTATGGTATGACATTTTCTTGTATGTCTTTAGAGAATTAGGGAAGGTTAGTTCCCTGTACATCTCGTCTTGAGTAATACCTGAAAAGATTGACATACCTGAGTAGCCCATTTCGGATAGGCGCATTCGTTCTGGTTGCTCCATTGGATTAGCTGCTAAAGCCTTGGAAACTTCCTGTGGCTCTACGGTTTCAGTTGTTTTGATTTTTCGAGTAGCCATTAAGTGACTTTCCTTTTCTTTATTTTAATGTCAATGCCTAGGTAGACTTAGACCTGAATGAGGGAGGGTTAGACCAGAAGATGGGGCTTGTACGGATAGAGGGGAGGATGGGCCGGATAGGTCAGGTAAAGTAAACGAGGGCAGTTGTTGAGTATTGTTCAAAGCCCAGAAAGCAGACACAGCAGCATCTAAAGAGTCCTCGTGAGTCTTGCCGTCTCCAATGAACTCTTCCCATTCATCAAACAACCAATCATTCCAAGAAGCAGACACCATTGATACCGCACCAGATTGACAAACAGAAGCAAAAGGTCTGAAACGAATCAGTTTGCTTTTGTTACCTGTTTGGTGTAGAACAACGTGCCGACCGGTCTCTGCAATCTTTTGCTGCAATGCTCTAGCATATGCCTTACCAGCACTTCCAGAGTCAACTGGGATGACATAAGTAATATCGTCAGGCTCTGAACGAGACAGGTTCAGAATGTATTCTTCTACATTATGAAACAATGCACGAAAACGATGTGCGTGTTCAATACAGTATTTACCTTCTCTCGATTTACTTAGAAGTACCGTGGCAGTATAATCTGGCGATTTATTAACCTCATCTTGTAAGGTTCCAGCAAGGTCAAACCCGCGAACCCTTTTACCAAAGAAAGGTTCCTCTCCGAGTATTGTAACCCACCGCCGTTTAAAATAACTTTCATGTTGTTTCGTTACAAACCAGTTTCCATATAGCAGTGCTTCTTTGGTTTCTCTGTCTTGACCCTCAAGCCAAGCAACATATTCTGGCTGTCTTTGCATTAAGACTGGGTTATCGTACACGTTGGCATTGATAAAGGTAAAACTTAGAGGGCTAGACCCCGGTTGTTGTTCGATTACCTCTTCTGGAGTATTCCCCCAGATCATCTGATTGTCTTTCATTGTGAAGTATCGAGTAACACCACACTTGTCTGGATCAGGTAGTCCATCAGGAAGTAAATACCATTCAATCCAATTAGTTAGCCAGTGACCTTTACCAGCGGGGTTACATGTCATACGCATTTTAGGACGCATTGCAGCTTCTGAACGGAGCCTTGACATAATATAGATTACTTGAGATTGTGTTAACTGTTGTGCTTCATCTAGTAAAGCCATTGACAATTGCCAACCCTGAAAAGAATGCTTATCTTCTTCGTACTGACAGTGCCTGAATGAAACAGTACCACTAGCAGGGTATTCAAGGATGCCATCTCTCTTCTTTATTTTTAATGTATTTCCGTATACTTCCCTGTGAAGATTGACGAATGTTTCAAAAATACCACCGGGACCATGAATTTGCGGGGAAATCCTTCGTACAACCAAGCACCTAAATTTAGGGTCTGACGAATGCTTTAGTACATCCATTGCCCCTAAAAAGCTCTTACCACTTCCGGCTCCGCCTCCAAAAACGACAACATCTGAATCATCATTAATGTACATCTCTTGTTTCTTGGAACGAGGACCAATAATGATTTGTTTTTCAGCCATGTTATCCTCTCTTTAGTCCTTGGACTTATCTTCTCCTACAATCTTTAAACTAAAAATAGGGGTGTTACTTTGAATCTCAGTTCCTTCAGCCTCTTCATCCCCATCATAAGCATCTTTCAGGAGTTCCTTATAAACAGAAATAAGCAAAGCACTAGCCTTTAGTTTATTCGCATCATTGGATTCATCATTCTTCATAATCCTAGCAGCAGTCATAATACTGTCGCTCATATGAGGTTTAATCTTTCTAAGAAGTAAAATCAACTCTCGTTCTTTTAAAGACCTTCTGGACATTTCAGCAGAACCTTTAATGCGTCCTGAACGATTAATATTTTCATCAACTTCACCATTATTATCTTTTCTCGCCTTGAACACCATATGTATTCTCCTTCGTCTTTCACATGGTATTCCAAGTGATATAAAATATGTGCCGGTTACTACCTCCGGCGATAATCTTACGTCTT